CTCTTAATATAGCTTCAGCTTGATCTATATCCATATTTCTAGCTGCATTTAAAGCGTCTATTTGAAGATCTAAAATATCTAATTGATCTTCAGCTTCTTCTACAGCGCTAAATTCTTCATATAATTTACCTTTTAAAGGGTGATATAAAGAAAGTAATTTTTGTAAGTTTTGTAATTCTTTAGGTACATTTAAAGTTCCATTTTGAAATCTAATATGACCTAAGGTACATTCACCTTTTTGTTCGTCTACTAATGGTGAATCTTGATTTGTAGCATATCTTATTTCTCTTTGCCTACCTGTTTTTGGATCAAAATAAAGTAAAGCATGTTTTTTAGTGTGTTTACCAGGTATTGTAAGAGTTAAAGGAGATTTATTTCCTGTTAAATAATAAATTCTATCTTTAATTTCCCAACTTGGTTTAGTTGGTTTTATTTCTTGTTTTGGTGCAGTTTTTACTGCAACATTTTGAGGTGCAACCTCAACAGTTTCTGCTGTAGCTTTTTTAGCCATAATATAATAAAATTAAATAGTTAATAAAATAATACCCCGCCCGAAGACGGGGATATTATTAAGTTTGAATCTTTATTAGATTCCTTTGAATAATACAAAGTTATTAGCAGCTTGTGTTACTAAACATCTTTCAGATAGGAAGTTTACTTCCATAGCATCTAAAGTAGATGTAAATGCACCACCAGCAGAACCAGTTACCCAAGACTTCATTCTTCTGTCGTCAGCTTGTGAAGCTCTATAACGTACGTGTAAGAAAGGTCTACGGATGTTAGTTCCTAATACTTGATCGTAAACAGTTGATGTTCCAGCAGGTACTAATACACCTTCGATAGAACTAATTCCATCGATAGCACCACGAGTTGAAGCATCGTTTAAGTATTTCCAATCAGTTTTGTAGAAATCATATGAACCTCTTCTAAAACCACTAAAACCTAAGTTTAAAGCCATTTCTTCTGAGTTTTCAAATAATCCAAAAGCAGTACCACCTGCAGCACCACCAGAAATTGAAGCTAACATATCATCAAAATCTAAAGCAGTTTGTCTGTTTAAGAAAAGCATGTTTTCTTCAATAGCGCCTTGCGTATCTAAATTTTTCAATATAGCATCAAATTCATCTAGTCCATTAGCAGCAGTAAATCCTACTTCTACGTTACCACGAGACTGAATAGCAGCAAATAAACCTTCAGAACCAGGTAATACACCAGAAGCATAATTACCAGCTGTTTTTTGGTTATACTCACTTTCTACCATTGACATTTCTAAGTAATCTTCAAAGCGTAATCTTGTTTCAGATTCAGCTTTTAAGTACCATAAATATCCAGAAGCACCATCTTCAGTTGCAACTTCAACCCATCCGATTTGTGCCATATCAGATCCAGATACTACGTACTGATCTCTAATAATGATCGGTGAATTAGAAAATTGAGTAAAAGAAGGCTCAACGCTTACTCTTTCAGCAGAGTTACCAGCACCAGTTCCAATAGTAGTTCCTTTTGTGTAAGCAGAACCATATACAAACATTTTAATGCCTGGATTAGCGCCTACACCTAAAGCNCCAGCTACACCAGAAAAAGCAGCAACACCTTCAAGTCCAGTTCCACTAAAAGGAGCAACTGTAAAAGTTTGTCCAGCGCCTATTACTGTTACAATAGCTTTTACTTCTTGTCCATTAGATGGATTTAAAAATACAATAGTGTCGTTTACTGATACTACTTTTGTTACGTTAGCAGCTAAAGTAATAACGTTTGTTTGGTTAGGAGCAGCACCAACATTAGCAGCGATACCAAAACCAGTATAGCTAATATGTAGTCTGTTTTGCTCAGACCAAACAACTTGATCAGATGTCATTGGCATTTCAGCGCCAACCATTCTTAAGAATCCAGATAACGTTCTGTTTCCATAACGCTCTACTTCTTGTTCATAAACTTCTGGTAAGTACTGTTGCGCGAACGAATCACCACCATTACCTGGTCCAGCAGGACCACCAGTGTTAAATTGTAGGTAGTTACTATTTAAAATCTCTTGATTTTGAGATGGAATAATACTACCAAATTGAGGAGTTAAACTCATGATTATTAATTTTTAATTAGTTAAATTTTTTTGTTTTAATTTTTAGTTTTGTAGAGTCAGCGCCTGAAATAGCTTTAACTTTAAATCCACCGACAAACACATCACCTTGAGTAGATCTAGCTTTAGTATTACTTAGGTTTTTTGATTTATTAACAACGTCTTTAACAGCGTCAGCTTTTCCTTGCTCATAGAAATGAGCGGCAATCTTATCTACGTTTTCAGCAGCATAAATAGCTTTGTGATAACCACTCGTGTCACTAACATTACCTTTTTCATCAAGGAACTTCCCGATTAGGTTGTTAATGTTTGATTGATTTTCTGCAACTTTATCTTTGTTTTGAATATTATACTTATATAACTTTTCACCTACTTTGATATCAAAACCTTTGAAATCATCACTAAAAAGTTTTTTAGTATTATCTTTAAACGCTTGATGTTGTTGCTCAGCTTGTTCTTGCTCCTTATTATATCGATTGAAAAAGTCCATAGCTTTTTGTTGTTCCTGAGTTACGCCGGGTCTCAACTTGATTTCGTCGTAATATTTACTCTTTGTTTCCTCTAAAAAGTTTTTGGCTTTTGCAACTTCTTCTTTAAATGCAAGTTTTTTCTTGCGAATATCTTTTTCCTCATCTATATCTTCATCATAATCAAAATCTTCTAATAAAAGATCTAAATCTGAATTATCTAAATAAGGTTTATTTTTTTTGTAATACTCTTTTATAAGAGTTTTATCGTCTACATTGCTGTAATCAGCATTTAAACGAGTATAATCTTCTATTGTCCCACCAGTTTCTTCCATAAAAGCAACTAGTTTTTCAATGTTTTCAGGTAATGGTTTACCTAATATTTTTTCATCTCTTATAGCTTCTTTAACTTCAGCTTCAACTTGTTTAACTTTAGCTTCAGTTACTTCTTGGATCGGAGAAAACCCTTCAGTAGTCTCGTTGGACTCTTGTACAGGTTCTCCCACCTTTGTGCTATCTCCGGATGGTTTTTCCACAGATACCTCCTTTGTTTCTCCGATTTGAATGGCATCTTGATTTTCTTTTTTAATTTCAACCTTAGTTACATTGCTTTCAATTTCAACTAAAGGTTCTTTAGGGTTTATGTTTACTTTAGTAACATTATCCTTTGTTTCAGTTAATTTTTTTGGTGTTCTTTTTTTTGTTTTTAACTTAAAGTCACCTTCCTGTTTAACAGGTTCATTTGTTTTTACTTCTGACATAATATAATATAATTAAATAATTAAATAAAAATTAAGCAAACGCGTTCATATCCACGTCTACATCTTGTTCAAAATCTATTGGAGGTCCATCTACATTTCTTTGTGTTATCATTTCACTTTGTTGCGTACCCTCCATTTTAATACGCCTGTCTTTTCTGTCTTCAATCATTTTTTCTTTTTGACTTACAGCTTGCATATCAAGTTGTTTAAGCTGCATATCAAATTCAAATCTTCTTTGCATTTTTTGCATTTCAAGTTCGTTTTGTACTTGCATGCGTTCTATTTCCATTTGATTTTTAGACTGTTCAAACTGAACTTTACTTCCTGTTATAGCTTCTTGTTTTTGAACTTCAGCCATAGCTGTTTTCTCAGCAGTTGAAGCTTGAGCATCTGCCTGAGCTTGTATGTTAGACTGCTGTATTTCCATGTCTTGCTTTTGCTTAGCCTTGCGCTTTACTTTAAGCATTTGGTTAGCAAGCTTAAGATTTTTAATTTGTCTTAAGTCTATAGCATCTTCAAGATTAATTCCGCCTTGTTGTATTGCGGCTTGTATATTTTGCTCTAATTGAGCTTGCTCTTCTTCGTCTGGCTCTAATTCTAAAAATATACCGAAATCATGAAGATTTAAGTTTACTATTTCTTCTAATGTTTTAACATTAAAAGTTGATATAGAATTTTGTAGTGAGTTTTTAGTAAGAGGAAACTCTAACGCATCAGCTACTTTTAGTGCTACGTTTTCAGCTATTCTTAATGTTAAATATAAACTAGACTGTAGTACATGCTTAGTTGCAGTATTTGAAGCGTTTGCAGCTAGTTTTTGTAAACCAACTAGTGTGTTACGATCAGGCAAACTACCATCTCTTGCTTCATTAAGTCCGGTCACATCACGTATCATTTGTAAATAATATTGATACGTTTGTATAAGACTAGCTATTTTAGCATTACCACTTCCACTTTGTAACTCTTGAACTGGAACTTTACCAGCATTCATTTCACCATCTTGTGTTAATGATCTACCTATAACAGAACCTGTTTGAAAATACATGTTTAATGCTTCTGCAGGATTGTAGTTAGTACCATTACCAAGATCAACTTCAGCCAAACCGTCCATATCTAAATATACACCATCTGGTACCATACGAGATATAACTTGTTGTAGTTTTAAATGTGTTAGCTGAATCATATCAGCGAAACCCGTACATCTACTAACTAAAGACTCTATTCTACCTTTATATATTCTAGGTGCACAAATAGCGTAATTCATTTGTACTTTTGTAGTATCTGCCGTAGGTCTTGTCATGTTTTCTGACAATTCCCATTTTAACATTGTTTGAGTTCCAAGAACTTTAGCGCCACTATATAATACTTCTATAGATCTAGATACTCTTTCAAACATATCACTTTCTGGTGGATTAAATGTGTCTGGCTTTTCAATAGCCTTCATTAATCCTTGATCTGTTTGTTTTATTTTAAATACTTGATTGTGGTATGTTTTGTAATCAAAATATAAAACTTGTACTGTGTTGTTATCATAGTTACCATAACCTGTAATATAAGATTTATTACCAGGCATTTTTTCTATAAACTCTAATTCTTCTTTAGATATATTAGGAAACTCTTTTTTAAGTTCTGGTATTGTTATTGATTTTACTTCACCAACATAATATATGTCTTCAAAATTAGGATCTTCTGTGTATGAATATACCATATACGCAGGATCTACATAATCTATAGTTACTCCATTAGCAGTATTAAAATTAGTTTTAACAGCTGCAATACCTAAAACTGTTAAATCCATGTTTAATCTTCTTCTAGTAAGATCATATTTGTTTTGAGCCATTACACTAGATATAGCTTCTTCTTGTGCTATTTCTATAGACTGCTTGTAACTTAGTTGCATATGAAGCTCTAAGTCTTCTGGTGTTTCTGGAACTACGCTTTTATCTGGTGATTGATAAGCATCAATACCTAATGTTTGCTCTAAGTTTAAAAGATATTCTTTTGAAATCATATCTTCATAAAGCTTTTCAGCATAGCTAGTTCTTTTTCTTACAGACTCAGGATCTTGAGCATAAGCTTTTATATCATATGCTTTTTGAGATATTCCGTTTACAACTATATCTACAAATTTAGATAAAATAGGAACAGGCGTCCAATCTAAATTTAAATAAGATAAATCACCATTTATAGATAATTCATCTTTATATTTTTGTACGCTTTGTTCTCCTCTAGCATACAATCTTAATTGATTAAAGTTATTCCAATTAGTTAAATATCTATTACCTGTTGTTCTACCTTGAGAAAACCATTCACCTTCTATAGCTTGAGCAACTTGCTTACCATATTCAATGCTAGCTTTTTCTTGATCACTAACAACTTGGCTAGGAAATGCACTTCTAGTATTGGTATATATATTCATTAACTTATTATTTTTGATGTATTTCCTCTATTGTCATATTTCTTTATTCCAAGATCTACAGCTTGTAGTTTTATAGGAGCACTAGGCGTATATCTATGTTTATTACAAGCCATTAAAGCTAATCCTGAACTAATAGAAGCATCGTGTTTTGTTCTATTATTTATATTAAATTTTGCCCAATCTTCTAAAGTTCTTTGAAAATAAATATCACCATATCCAGTTTCTTTTAAACCTACAAAATCTTCTATATATGACTCAATAGCTGCTGCATGAGCCTGTTTAATATCTTCACTAGAGTTTGGTATTCCACCTAATTCTCTTTCTGTTACAGATAATTTATTTCTTTTTCTATCAGGTCTATTCATTGAAAAACCTCTATAACCTCTTCTTTTAAAATGATATAATAATCTTGGTTTATTGTTTTCTGCAAGTATTGGCATGCCATAAAATACACAAGCCATAAGCACATCTTCAAAAAATATTTCAGCTGTTTG